GCGAACTACCTAGCTCGTAGTGATCTGACTTCAGTTATCCCTGACTTTATCCGGTTGGCTGAGGAGCGTTTACGTCGTGATCTGAGAACCCGGCAGATGTTGGTCGTTGCTACGGCTGACACTGTTGGTGGTGACTCTACGGTTGGTCTGCCTACAGACTTCCTAGAGATGCGTGATATTCACCTAAATACCAATCCTATTGCTTCTCTAGCTTACGAGGCTCCTAACGCCTTCTACGCTAACACTAGAGCTACTGAATCTGGTCTGCCTAGAACCTATACGGTATTGGCTTCAGAGTTGCAATTCTCGCCTATCCCTGACGCTGTATACACGGCTCAGATGCTGTATTACGCCAAGCCTCCGCTATTGAGTGATACCAACTCTAGCAATGTATTCTTAGCTAACTTCCCTGATGCGCTACTGTATGGGGCTTTGGGTGAGGCTGAACCGTATCTAATGAATGACGCTAGGTTGCAGGTTTGGGCATCTCTTTATGATCGTGCTATAGCGTCTATTTCTGCTGCTGACCAGTCAAGTGAGTACAGCGGTCAACCAATGGCAATGTCTTATAACGTGAGGTAAATCATGGCAGAAATGTCAAACTATCTTGAGAATGCGCTGATTAACGCTACTCTCCGTAACACCAGCTACACAAGCCCTTCAGTTGTTTACGTTGGTCTTTATACATCTGATCCTACTGATGCGGATACTGGTACAGAAGTCTCTGGCGGCTCTTATGCTCGTCAGGCTGTGACTTTTGGCGCTCCTAGTGATGGCGTTAGCACCAACACGGCTGCAATCGAGTTTCCACAGGCTACAGGAACATGGGGAACTGTTGGTTGGATCGGTATTGAAGACGCATCAACTGGTGGTAACTTGCTGTATCACACTGCTTTGGATGCATCTAAGACAATCGCAACTGGTGATATTTTCAAGATTGCAATTGGTAGCCTGAGCGTGACTTTGGCATAAAGGATAAATAATGCCTTTAGTCGTTAAAGACAGGATAAAAGAGACTAGTACCACTTCTGGTACAGGTACTCTGACATTAGCTGGTGCTTCTGCTGGATTCCGTTCGTTTGCAGACATTGGCAATGGTAATACTACGTACTACGCTATTGTTGATGCGACTGCTGGCACTTGGGAAGTAGGTATTGGTACGTATACGTCATCAGGTACTACGCTCTCACGAGATACGATTCTTTCTAATAGCTCAGGCAATACGTCAGCTATTAACTTTGCAGCTAATAGCAAGGAAGTATTCGTAACGTATCCTGCTTCTAAGGCTGTTTATGGCGATGAATTAGATATGGCTTATGAGCTGCACTTCGCGGCTTCTAACGGCATCTTCCTGAGTAACCAGACGGTTAGTACAACGATGACGTTTCCTACTGGATACGACGGTATTAGTGGCAGAAATACAACTATAGCTAGTGGGGTGACGGTTACTGTGCCTTCTGGTGCAACGTGGACTATTGTCTAAATGTTTGGGATTAGCACTTTTGCTCAGTCTCCGTTTTCGTCATTAGGTGGAGCGACGTTATTCGGTGCTGCTAGCATAGATGCAACTGCTACGGTATCTGCTGCTGGTATACGGCAAAGGATGGCGGCAGGATCAATTAGCTGTGCTGCTACGGTAGCTGCTAATGGCGGTATCTTAAATTTTGGTGTTGGAACAATATTTTGCAATGCAACAGTAACTGCTGACGGTGTAGCAATATTCAGTGGTGTAGCGGCAGTAAATGCAACTGCTACTGTTAGTGCTAATGCAACAAGAGTACAATTTGGCAATGCTGTAATAAATGGTACAGCAACGGTTACAGCAACCGGGATTAGGATTACATTTGGTGCTGGATCTATCACTGGTACTGCGACAGTTAGCGCTATTGGTGGTGTTGTTTATGAAGGCAATGCGTCAGTTAATGGGATTGCCACAGTAACTTGTGCTGGTAATGCGATATTCTCAGGCATTGGTTACATTAATGCTCTGGCAACATTAACTGCGAATGGTCAGATAATTGGTGAGGAGTGGTCGGATTTAACTCCTGAAGAAACTAATTGGACTGAGCAATCAGCAGGTAGTAACACATGGACGAATGTAGGAACAGGTAGTGACACATGGACAGAGGTTCCTGCCGGGTCAAATACTTGGACGAATGTAAACGCAGGTTCTGATAATTGGATGAGGCAATAAGATGCCAATGACATTAAGCGGAGATGGGACGATTACAGGACTAGCGGCAGGTGGTCTGCCTGATGCCTCTATTACCGCTGCTGAGTTGAGTGGCGCTCAAAGTGGATCTGCTCCTATCTATGGTGCTAGGGCTTGGGTGAACTTTAATGGTACGGGTACGGTAGCTATCAGAGCGTCTGGGAATGTGAGTTCTATTACGGATGATGGAACTGGGCTGTACATAGTCAACTTTACTGTGGCTATGGCTGATGCGAATTATGCAGTAAGTATTTCGTCAAATAATTCGGTTGATGTACCTGCCAATAATAATAGTACTATGACAACAACATCTTTTAGATTTGCTCATCTTGAGGGTCTTGGAGTTCTTACGGATACATCCCAGTTGCAACTTGCCTTTTTCCGTTAACAAGGACAACCATGAGTAACCAACCCTTACGTAATGCTTTGATGATTGGTTAACTATGTCATTAAAACTAAATTCATCTGGTGGTGGTAGCGTACTATTGCAGGAGCCTAGTACGGCTTCTAATCGCACCTTAACGCTGCCTGATGCAAATACTACGGCAGTTGGAACTGACGCTACTCAAACGCTATCAAATAAGACGTTTTCCGGAGCGCAGACATTTGGTACGGCTTCATTTCCAGAGCCTAATGGATCAGCACCATTGTATGCAGCTAGAGCATGGGTCAACTTCAACGGCACAGGTACAGTCGCTATTCGTGCTAGTGGTAATGTGTCGAGTATTACGGATAACGGTACAGGTGACTATACGGTTAATTTTACGACAGCAATGAGTGATGCTAATTATTCAGTAGTTGGGTCTGTCGGCAGAAATCTTTCTGGTGTTACTGCAAATACTCCGGGTAATACGTTTACTCCGGCAACAGGCTCAGTAAGAATTACTTCATCTTCGCCATCAGCCTTCTTCGATGCAGAACAATACAACATAGCCGTTTTTCGATAACAAGGAGTAATTATGAGCCAGAGAATTATTTACCCAACAGATGACGGCGGTGTTGCTGTCATAGTTCCAGCCGCTGAGTGTGGCTTAACCATTGAAGAAATCGCTGCTAAGGACGTACCAGCAGGTAAGCCTTACGAGATCGTAGACGTAGCGGATATTCCTTCAGATCGTACATTTCGTGGAGCATGGTCATGGGTCTCGTAATCGACTTAACTAAAGCTAAGAACATTGGTCACGATATGCGTCGTGCTGCTAGGGCTGAAGAATTCAAGCCTTACGACGAAGCTATAGCCAAGCAGATACCGGGTACAGAAGGTGCAGAAGCGGCTCGTCAGGCTATCCGTGACAAGTACGCAGCTATCCAAACAAGTATTGACGCAGCAGCAACACCTGACGAGATCAAAGCAGCATTGGGGATTTAAATGTCAACATTAAAGACGAACAATGTACAAGTTGGGCAGTCTGTAACGGCTACAAATAACTTTACTATTTATCAGCCTTCTTCCCCTGACGGTACTGTTCGTATTGGTGTTGGTAATAGTGGCGCTACGACAGCAGATGTAGCCTCTATATCCTCAAGCGGTAACTTTTCATTTAACTCCGGTTATGGCTCTGTAGCTACAGCGTATGCTTGTAGAGCTTGGGTTAATTTTAACGGTACTGGAACTGTTGCAATTAGAGCCAGTGGTAACGTATCGTCTATAACGGATAGTGGTACTGGGGATTACACCGTCAACTTTACTACGGCTATTAGTGACGCGAATTATGCCATTGAAGCCACTGGAAATACGAACGTTACTACTGGTGGAGGAAATTTCTTTAACGCTCCTGCATACCAAGCCCCTTCAACGAGCGCGGCAAGACTTGCAACCTTTAACCAAGGTGGATCAAATACCGATATGCAATACGTAAATGTAGCCATCTTCCGCTAATCAGGACTAACCATGCAAAAGATTCTATTCGGTGAGTGGTTGCCAGATCAACCCGGCGTAACAGGTGCAGTAACAGACGCAAAGAACTGTTATCCAGTTGCTAATGGATATGCACCTATTAAAAGTGAAGCTGATTACTCTGATGCTGCTGGTGCTAATCTAATCATTACCTTTGCTGGCAAGTTTGGTGGTGCTAGTACATTGTTTGCAGCTAGTACAACCCAGATTTATAAGTTTGATAGTGCTGATGCTAGTTTAGATGCGGCTACGACTACTGGATATACGGCAGTTGAAGGATGGGATGTAACTCAGTTCGGCGCAAAGATGATTCTGGCTAATGGTCAGGATAAGTTGCAATCATGGACACTGAATTCATCAACTAATTTTGCTGACTTATCTGCTAGTGCGCCTATTGCAAAATATGTAACTGTTGTCCGTGACTTTGTGGTTGCTGCTAACGATGGAACTGACACTAGTAAGGTTTACTGGTCGGATCTCAATGACGAGACAGACTGGACACCGGGCGCTGCATCTCAGGCCGATACACAGATTCTTCCTGACGGTGGTGACATTACTGGTTTGGCTGGTGGTGAGTACGGTTTAATCTTCTTGGAACGTGCTATCTACCGGATGAGCTATACAGGCTCACCATTCTTTTTCCAGTTTGACGCTATTTCACGGTCTTTAGGCTGTATTTCTAACGGATCTATTGCACAGTACGGCAATCTAACGTATTTCCTTGCAGACGATGGCTTTTATGTCTGTGATGGTCAGTCAACCAAGAACATAGGTAGCGAAAAGGTAAATCGCTGGTTCTTTGATAACGCCATTCCCAGTGAAATCCAGACTGAAATGAGCGCAACAGTTGATCCAGTTAATAAATTAGTAATATGGAAGTTTAATAATACGTTTGGCGGTAAGAATATGCTGCTGTACTCGATTGACCTTAACAAATGGTCATACGCAGAGACTACAGCAACGTCAATTGCTTATGTATTAACGCCTTCCGCTACGTTAGAGCAGGTAGATAACTACAACTCAAGCATTGATGCGCTTGATATTCCATTGGATTCGCGTGTTTTTGCTGGTGGTCAGCTACTATTTGCTGGTGTTAGCGGTCAAAAGATCATTGCTTTCTCAGGTCAACCTAAGACTGCGAACATATCAACGGGTGATATTGATGTAGGCAGGTCTACGATCATGCTAGCCAAGCCGATTGTGGACAATGGTAGCGGTTCTATCGCTGTTTCTAGCCGGGATAATCTTGCTGAACAAGTGGAATTTGGCTCAGATGTGTCTCCAGACGCAGAAAACCGTGTGAGCTTGAGGTCTAACGGTGAGTATCATCGACTAAGACTGACTCCTACTGGTTCTAACTGGAAAACTGCTGTTGGCTTAGAGTTTGATGTTGTTAAACAGGGTAACCGATGACTCAGTTTCGTACATTACCGCCATTTGGAGGAGATCCTCGTCAGGTTTCTGAGGTGGTTCGTGGGGTTATGGACGGAAAGACCAATAATACGGGTCGGATTACGTTAGCCACAGGAAATGCCACGACAACTACCCTCTATGACGAGCGTATAGGCTTTGACAGCCTGATATTCTTGGTTCCTGTGTCTAATGCTGCTGAAGCTGATTCTACGCCTTACGGAGCGTTTCAGGACACTACAGACCAGACTGCTGCTAATACCACTACAGCCTATGCAATTACGTTAAATACTACTGATTACAGCAATGGGATTTATGTTTCCAATAGTTCAAGAATAAATGTCCGAAACTACGGTATTTACAATCTGCAATTTTCTATTCAGTTCAAGAATACGACTAACGATGCTCAGGATGTAGATATTTGGTTCCGTAAAAACGGTACAAACATTGCTAATTCTAATAGTCGGTTTTCATTGCCAGCGAGAAAGAGTTCTGGTGATCCTAGCCATTTAATTGCTGCACTTAATTTTTTCTTGGAGCTTCAAGCAAATGATTACGTTGAAATTATGTGGCGGGTTACAGATACAGGCGTTTCTATAGAGCATTTTGATACGAGTACATCTCCTACTCGTCCAGCAGTTCCTAGCGCAATTGTTACTATGACTTATGTTGCTCCATCTGCAACTTATAACGTATATGTTTCATCTCAGCAACAAGGAAGTGCTACCCTTACGCATTGGTCAAATAATACGGCAGATAAAACCTATGGTTACATTGTGGTGGGCTAATGGAGTTTAGGTACATACCTGTAGATAAACTTAGGGACTGGTGGCCTACAGTACGCCCCGGATTAGATGAAATTAAAGGGTATAGCCCAGAAAACTGGATAGTAGAAGATGTGTACACAGACTGCTTTAATCAAAAAGCAATGCTGTGGGTAGGACTAGAGAATAACCACTTTAAGTGCTTCTTTATCCTACAACCTATGGGCGAAACAATGCACCTATGGGCTGCTTGGTCGTTAGAAAATAATTATCAAATTGTTGAATCTGGATTAAAATACATAAAAGACATCTGTAGTCAAGGTAATGTCAAATATCTAACTTTCTCTAGCCATCGTCGAGGATGGCAACGTAGGGCGAAACAACTCGGTTTCCGTCCTAAACAATGGATTTGCGAGGTGTAATATGGGCGGTGGTGGCGGTCAACAAGAGAGTAAAACAACTACGAGCATTGATCCAGACATCAAGCCGTATGTTACCTATGGACTAGAAGAAGGCAAACGCCTTTACGAATCAGGTACGCCTAGCTTCTTCCCCGGTCAGACCTATGTTTCCCCATCTCAGGCTACTCAATCAGCCCTGCAAATGGCTCAGGAACGGGCTATGGCTGGTTCTCCGCTGGTTCGTTCAGCACAGCAAGAGCAACTAGCTACGATTCAAGGACGAGGCGTTAATCCATTTCTAGAGGGTGCTTTAGCTGGCGTTAATCGTCAGGCTCGTGAGCAATTTACGGAAGGTGTCCAAGGTCTTCAGTCTAAGGCTTCCTCGATGGGTCGTTATGGCTCTGCTGCTCAAGCGGAACAAGAAGCTCGCGCTCAAGACGTATTTGCTCGTGCAATGTTGGAGCAAGGTGGTCAATTGGCTTATGGATCGGCTGAAGCTGAACGCGCTAGACAAATGCAAGCGGCTCAGGCTGCTCCTGCAATGGCTGCTACTGACTATGCTGATATTCAGAAGCTCTTAACTGCTGGTCAGGCACAAGAACAGTATTCCTCAGCGGAACTGCAAGACGCAATTAACCGGTTCAACTTTGAGCAGAACTTGCCACAAGCAAAACTTAGTCAATTTGCTAACTTGTTTAGCAGTGTGCCTCAAGGTGGTCAGACTGTTACACAAGCTACGCCACAGGGAGGTAAATAATGGCTGATCCTATTACTATGGCGGTTGTCGGTGGCTCTATTGGCGCTATGACAAACAAGAAAGATCCACTTAAAGGTGCTTTGTTAGGTGCTGCTGGTGGTTATGGTGGTGGTGCTTTGATGGGCGCTGGTGGCTTTGGTGCTGGTGCATCTAGTGGTGTTTTGCCTAGCGCATTGTCTGGATCGACAACAATTAATGCTGCTGCTCCTATGGCTGGTCAGGCATTTGTAAATCCTGTGGCTACTGCAATGACAACTGGCCCTAGTGGTGCAATAGGCGTTGAGGCTGCTAAAACTGGATTGTTTGCTGGTAGTCCGGTAACTGCTCCGTTTGTTTCCTCTGGCACAAGCACAGGCCTTATACCTTCTTCAATGTATGAGCCTACTTTTATGGATAGAGTTGGCTCTGTTGGTCAATTTGCTCAACAGAATCCTGTGTTGACAGGTATGGCTATGCAATCGGCACAACAAATGATGCAGCGTCCTGAAGTACCAATGGCTCCTGCTGGTCAAGTAAGTCGTGGTCAGATTCAGGGTGGTGATTACATGAGTCTGCTAAATCCACAGCAAAGCACAGTCCTTAGACCACAACCGATTTCCCTATTAGGGTGATATATGGCAATTACAGATTACATTCCTAATGTCTTTGGTCAAGCGGCTCCTAGCTATCTGCCGGGATTGCTTGGTGCTGAGGAAACTAAGAACTTACAGAATCGCGCCAATATTCAGGGATTGCTAGGTGCTGGTCTGGCACTAGCTCAAGGCATGAGTAATGTTGGGCCACGTCGTTCTGCTGCTGAGAATATCTTAGGTGCATTGGCTGGTGGCTTTGGTGCTGCTGGTGGTGCTTACGAGCAGGGTATTAAGAATTACGTTACACAGCAACAGATTGCACAGACTCAGTTGGCACAGACTCAAGCAGCTAATAAATTAAAAAGCATTGCTGAAGCTAAAGCAAAATATCCAGATTTGGCTCCATTGGCTGACATTGATCCCGGTAAGTTTGCTGAAGAAGTAGCACTTAAAGAGCGTCTTAAAGGTATTGGCGGTACTCAGGGTGCTGCACAAATGCCTACACAAACTCCTGAATCACTACGCGCTCAAGCTCAACGTGCTTATACGGCTGGCCCTAACTTTAAGGCTCTTGGCGATTCCTTTATGGAACAGGCTAATCGTCTTGAAGTTGAGATGGCTGGTAGAGGTAACGTCCCAGCAGTACCTACATCGGCTCCTCAGCCACAGGTAGCACCAACAGAAGTTCCTGTAATTACTGGTGAAGAAAAAGCATTGCCGGGTATTACTGTTACTGCTCAACAAGGGCCAGATGCACAGCTTCTTGCACAAAAGAATCAACTTCTTGAAGTTAATCGCAATCTTTTTAAAGTGCCTACTAAAGAAGCCAGAGAGCAGCGTAAAGCTAATGAAGAATCAATTTCTAAGATTGATGAGCAGTTAAAGCAAATATCATCTGCTACTTTTAACTGGGTAAACATAGAAAAAGAAGTTCCTGAGAAGTTTAAGCCACAAATAAGAAACTTAAGAACTCTTGCTGATACTGGTTATCTTGGCTTAGATCAGATTCGCTTAGGTATACAAGATGTTTATAAGCAAGTTCAAGAGTCTGAAAAAGGTGCAAAAATTGAAGGTTTGCCGGGTATTTATGCACAGCAAAAATTTGGAACAGCTAACCAAACACAGCTTAAGCCAGATCAACTTTCTGAAGTTTTGCGTTTTGCTGACGCTCCTACTGCTGACCAATATGCTCAATTGGCTAGAGAAGCTCAACGTACCCAGTTTGAAACAGGTACAAGACCTCCAGTTCCAGCACCTAGATCGACATTAATTAACGCTAGATCACAAGTAACGCCACAGGTTACTACTCAGGTTCAACCACAAGCTCAACCACAAGTTCAGCCACAGGTGTCACCACAAGTAACTCCTCAGCCACAGGTTGCATCACAGGTTACACCACAAGTTACTCCAACTGTTACACCAGCAGCGCAACCTAGAACTTCATCGGTAATTGATTCAAAAGTTGCACAAAACCCGTTGATTAGCCAGCCTGATAGCAAAGTTCCTCCAAAGAAAAAGCAGGAGCTTATTCAAGCGCAACCGGGATTAATTGCTGCATCTAATTACACATTAAAGAATATTGTTGACGCTCGTAATGCTGCTCAATCCTTGCTTGATAATCCAGCATATATTGAAGCGCTTTCTGGAAGAACTGCTCCATTGAGAACTCAAACTGTTGGCGGCATTGTTCTTGACCAGCAAGCATATTCAGCTAATGAAATATTAAATAACATTCTTGGTAGATCGTTTATTAGCGAAATTCAAGAAATGAGAGCAAATAGTCCTACTGGTGGAGCTGTTGGTAACGTAGCTGTTGCTGAAATGGAAAGCCTGTCTAAAATTAGAGGTGCTTTTAAAGTTGGTATGGATAAGGCTGAACTCAAGAAGCAACTTGAGTCATACATTAGCAATGCTAATAGAGCATTAAAAACTATTCCTAACGATTACGCTAGAACATACGGTTATAACGGTGAGTTTGATGAACTTTTGACTAGCGAAGTTGTAAAGCCAACAGCAACACAAAATAAACCACCTAAAGGCGTAACCGTTAGGAGGGCTCAATAATGGCAGATTTTGTTTATAAGGTAAAAATACCCGGTTTTGCAGAACAAGAGGTTAGGTCTGATCGTAAATTAACAGACTTAGAAGCCTATGATTATGCAAAACAGTATGCTCAACCAAGATCTGCTGGTGAGGAATTTACTCGTGGTGCGGCTCTTATGACTAGAGGATTGGCTCCTGTAGCTGCTGGTGCTGGTCTTGGATTTGCATTAGGTGGACCATTTGGCGCTGGTGTTGGAACTTTCGGGTTGCCTTTGGCTGAAATTGGAACTCAAGCAGCTAACCTTGTTTTGCCTAGAGATTATCAAATTCCATCGCCTACTGCTGGAGTTGAAAATATTTTAACTAACATTGGATTCCCTGTTGCTGAAACAACTGGAGAACGTGTTATTCAAGCGGCTGGTGGTGTTCTTCCTTCTACTGCGTTTCAAACGGCAACAGCACAGGCACTAAGTAAGACAGCACAAAGCCAGCTAGGTAGAAATATAGCTGGTGAAATGGCTAAGGCTCCTGAACGTCAGTTAATGGCTGCTGTTCCTGCTACGGCTGCTGCTCAATACACCACAGAAGCAACAGGAAGCCCGATTGCTGGCATGGTTGCAGGTATGGCTACTGGCGCTCCATTTGCAGTTGGAACTCGTCCTACAGGCCCATCTAGAGAGGTTCTTGCTGCTCAGTCAACTGCTGCATTTGAAGCTGCTAAGAATTCTGGCATTGCGTTTAATCCATCAAGATTTAGTACAAGCATGGGTCGAATTGCTGCTGATCTTCGTCAAGAAGGTTATACACCCACTGCGTATCCAAAGGTTGAGGCTGTCGTTAGGGAATTGACTGACGTTAAAATGCCTAAAGACTTTACTGAGCTTCAGGCATTGCGAAAGATGATTCAAAATGCTCAAGCTAGCACTGATCCAGCAGAACGTAGATTGGCAACTATCCTTAAAGATAGATTTGACGATTATATTGTTAATGCCGACAAAACTGATATTGTTGGCGCTGGAAACAAAACTGGTGTAGCTGCTTGGAATCAAGCTAGGAATACGTATTCCCGCATGATGAAAGCTGATGTATTTGAGGATATGCTGGCTAACGCTCAATTAGACCAGAGCAAATTTACTCAGTCTGGCGCTGAAAACTCTATGGCTCAACAGCTTAGAAGTTTGGCTAAAAATCAAAACAAGATGCGTTTGTTTACCCCGGCTGAACAAAAAGAAATTATTGCTGCTGCTAAAGGATCTACTACACAGAACTTGCTTAAATTCTTTGGTAGGTTTGCTCCTACTGGCCCAGTTAGCAGTATTTTGCCGGGTGGAGCTATTGTTGCTAATCCTTATGTTGGCGTTCCATTGGCTCTTGGGGCTACTGGTGCAAGAATGGGTGCTACAAGCCTTCGTAGGCAATCTGTTGAAAATCTTGCAGACATAATGCGGACAGGTGGATTGCAGCCTAGACAAACATCTGCTACTAGAGCATTGGCTGCTCGTGGTCTTATTTCGCCACAACAGCCAGTGACAGAGGAAGAAATTAACCTATTGATGGGTAGATAATCATGGCAAAGAACAAGATTAGCGAATATAGCGCTACTGCTGCAAATAACACTGACATCGGTGGTATTAACATAGCAGAGGGTTGCGCTCCGTCTGGCATTAATAACGCTATCCGTGAGTTAATGGCGCAGCTTAAAGACCAGCAAGTAGGTACTGATGGCGATAACTTTACGGTAGGTGGTGCGTTTACTTGTACTGGTGCTGCTGTATTCTCTAGCACTGTGGCTATTGCTGGCTCTGCTACTGCTCCTACTCCTACGTTTGGTGACAGCACAACTAAAGTAGCTACTACAGCGTTTGTTCAAGCGGCATTAGCAGCGGTTTATCCAGTCGGATCTATTTATATCAATGCTACAAGCAGCACTAACCCTGCTACGTTGCTTGGGTTTGGTACTTGGGTAGCCTTCGGTGCTGGTCGTGTTCCGGTTGGCCTAGATGCTAGTAATGCAGCATTTGATACGGCTGAAGAAACAGGCGGTTCTGCTGACGCTGTTGTAGTAAGCCATACACACACAGCTACGGTAACTGATCCCGGTCACAGACATACATTTCCAAGTCGCATAGATTTTACTGGCGGCGGTAGTGCATTCTCTTCTCCTTATAACGGCCTTGGAAATCCAGATAATTCGAATACGTCTACAGTTACCACAGGTATAACGGTAGCCAATAGCACAGAAGGTTCTTCCGGAACTAACGCTAACTTGCAACCATACATCGTGGTTCGTATGTGGAAAAGGACTGTCTAATCATGGAAAAGATGCCTCTCTCTGATGACCAGATTGAAGCTATAGCGGAACGTGCTGCTGAAGTAGCCTTCAAGAAGATCTATGAAGAAGTCGGTCGTTCTGTCGTTAAAAAGATATTCTGGATTGTAGGTGCTGCTGCATTGGGTCTAATGTTCTGGATGGCTGGTAACGGCTCTTTACCTAAATAGGAACAATAAATTGATCCGCTAACTCTCCTAGCTGCTGCCAATGCTGCTGTTGCGGCTGTAAAGAAGGGATGTCAGCTATACAAGGACATCAAAGGCGCTGCTGGTGAGGTCAAGGACGTACTAGACGATCTAAAGACGCAGTTTGGGAAAATTCAGAATCCTACTAACGCTCAGAAGATTAAGTATAACGAAGAAGTAGCTAGGGTTCAGGAGATAGGCAAGGCTGATCCTAATGATGTCTTCATTAAGATTGGCAATGATCTTGGTGTGCTGATGGATGAGTACGACAAGATTGGCAAGGTCTTTATCCAGCAGGAAGCAGAAGCAACACAGGTTTATACAGGTGCAGATTCGGTTGGTAAAAGGGCGTTAATACGTGTCATCATCCGGTCAAGATTAGATGCGATGTTTGCGGAACTACGCGAAACAATGGTCTATAAAGCACCGGCTGAATTAGGTGACTTGTGGAGCAGGTACGAAAAGATGTGGAAGCAGATCGTTATTGAGCAAGATGAGGCTCATAAACGTGAGACTGCAAAGCTACAGATTGACGCTGCTAGAAGACGTAAAGCAGCAAGGATAAGGCAAGAGTACGCAACATGGTTTGGCGCAATCCTTTTCGTCGTAGTGTGGTTCCTCGCCGTCCTACATCTTCTAAGGGAGAGTCTGACGTATCGTTTGCTCTCGTCTTATGTGTACTAGTAATGGCTTTGACGTTTGTCGTTGTACTCCCTGTGCTTGGGGTGATGTACATGGATCTAAACAATGCTCGTGTGGCTGTAGAGATGGAAATCCGGGCTATTAGAGAGTTACGCAAGCAGATTATTAACGAGCGAATAAGGGGTGAGTAATGCTGACACTTGGGCAACTAAAGCAGATGCTTCCGAAGAATCCGTACGTAGCTGACTGGCATGAGGCTTTATCCCAGTTACTCCCAGACTACGACATCAATACGCCTCAAAGGATTGCAGCATTTGTAGCTCAATGCGCCCACGAATCCGGTAACTTTATGGTGCTTAAAGAAAACCTGAATTACAAGCCAGCAACACTTCGCAAGATATTTCCTAAATACTTCCCTAACGATGCAATTGCCAATGACTACGCGACAAGGCTCAATAAGCAGATGCATATCGCAAGTCGTGTATACGCAAACCGCATGGGCAACGGTGACGAAGCAAGCCAACAGGGCTGGAAATTTTGTGGGCGCGGGTTGATTCAGTTGACCGGCAAAAATAATTATCAAGCATTTGCTGACAGTCTAGAGATGGATATTGATGATGTGCCTGAGTATCTGGGTACATTTGAAGGTGCTGCTCAGTCTGCTTGCTGGTTCTGGGAGACGAATAACCTAAACCGTTTTGCCGACAAGGGGGACATCAAAGGTCTAACTAGGGCAATTAATGGGGGGTTCATCGGGCTGGAGGATCGGATTAAGCACTATAACCATGCACTGCACGTAATGGGAGGCTGATATGGAAAAGAAGTCAAAGAGCGAACAAGCTAAAGATGACTGGATGAATACTAAATGGCGTCCTGCTATGGGCTGGATGTACATGGGTGTATGTATTTTCGACTTCGTTCTGGCTCCTGTCTTGTGGGCTGTTATTCAGTTCTGGGAGACTCAGGCCGCTAACGATGCCTTCCGTCAGTGGCAACCTATGACGTTGCAAGGTGCTGGTCTGTTCCATATGGCTATGGGTGCTGTTCTTGGTCTGGCTGCTTGGGGTAGGACTCAGGAGAAACTTAACGGTACGTCTAGCAATAACGTCCCAGAAGTTCCTACGGCTTCCGTTACGCCTCGTCAGGTACAAGTTGTGGCTGAACCTGTTGTATCAGTTAATGGCAAGAAAGCGCCTCCACCTGCTCATGAACCGGAGATTTAAATGAAGAAACTTATTGCACTTATTGCGTTTGTTCCACTTATTGCGTTTGCAGGTGGTGAGATGAAGAAGGTCTGCCGGGAAGATCCTAAGACCAAGAAAGAAGTTTGCAAGACGATTAAGGTTCATAAGAAGCTTGAAGGCAAGAAAGTACCGGGGCAGAAATGAATCCTTGGTTAATCCTTGGTGTAGTGCTAGCAGTTGGTGCTGCTGGAGGTGCTGGCCTATACCAAGGGCGTGAACTAGGCATGGCTAAAGTCCAGCAGGAATGGGACAAGGAACGTGCTGCTCAAGAGGCTGCTTATGCTCAGGCTCAGGCTGAGGCTAGGACTAAAGAGCAGGAGTTACAGGCTAATGCAGACGCTATAAGACAGGAGAAAGACCGTGAAATCCGTAATCTTAATGCTCGTACTACTGCCCTTACTAACAGCTTGCGCGACAGGTCGGAGCGTCCCACCACCGAAGCCAGTGCCTTGCCCAGTACCACCACGAATGGATCCACTGCCACCGGATGTACTGGAAAAGAGCTTTACCGCCCAGATGGAGAATTTCTTGCAAGGGAGGCTGCCAGAGGTGACGAAATCAGGATCC